CAGATGCTGTAGGAGATCCGTATATGAATACTAGAGGATATCACGAAATAGATAAGACGCCTGCTCTAAGTGGAGCTTCTAGCAGCGCTAGTTCTGATGAAGTAGATAGATACGGAAATTTTAATGCTGAGGGAGACTTAGACTTTGAAAATGATCTATCAAGAATTTATGTTTCAATGAAGACAGATGTAGATGCTAACTTAGGAATTATCGAGCTAACAGATGAATCAGACGGAGCTGCTGTCGTAGCAGACTCTGGTGATGACGCTTATTGTATAATAAATTCTAATCACACGAGAATAATATCTGAAACTGACGGATCTATTAAGATAGTCAAGAAAGGTGATAATGAGGCATCAGTCGTTATTAGCTCAGATGGAAAGATAACAATTATGGGATCTGAGATCTATATGGGTAAGTCATCAGGCGGAGCGGTGCATCCATTTACCTGGGCTGATACCCTCGAAGATCTCTTGGAAGCCTGGCAGGCTTCAATTGAATCTACTATAACAAGTGCAGGAAATGCTCTTCTGGGATCTTTTGTCACTCCGGTTGTGGGTGGGCCAGATGCTGCATGTTTAACAGCCGGCGCGGAGATGATTGGTTTTACTCTAGATACACCGGTAGGTGTTTTTAAATCGGAAGTTATAAAAGGAGAGTGACATGGCATTAGACATAGAATTGCTCAAAACTAACATCCTGGAAGCTTTTGATGCGGCTAGTGATATTGACATAAAAGAATATACAGATGAAATTACAGGCGATATTGATATCCCATCATTCTCTGCTGCAGCAATGGGAGCAATGGCATCAGCATTTGCTGAGGCTATAAACACCTTTGTCACAAGCGCTGAGGTTGAAATAACAGGTGCTAGCTTTGATAATGGTACACTCAATGGAAATATAGTTGTTTTTGATGATAAGAATGAAAATACTGATGGAGTTAAGTACTATCTATCACGGCCAACTAGCTTGAGTGCAATTGATTTTGATACAACAAGATGGCAAGGAGAGGCATATGTTACAGGTGACGTTACAATTTCAGATGGGAAGTTGAAATAGTTTTCTTTCATTCTTTCCTTGATTATATTTAATAACTGAAGGAAGATTATCATGGCCACAGATGAAGTGTATGACTTCAATTCAGTTGGTGTTCAAACCAATGACCCAAGATTCTCTCGGGTTGCTGATTCAAGTCCAATAGGGATACAGACGCCCTTGAGACTAGATTCATCTAGGGGCGGCCCGTTTAAGATGAACTTTAATGTCTATGATCAGATTAAGGATAATCTTAGGAATCTGATTTTAACAAATAACGGGGATAGACTTGGACGCTATATACATGGAGGAAATCTTCTTGAGCTTTGCACTGAGTTTGTGTCTAAGAAGTCTTTTGATTCTGAGGCCATGATAAGAATAAAGACTGCTGTTGCAAAAAGCATGCCGTATGTCGAACTTTCAACATTTGAGTCTGAAGTTAGATCGATACCTAGGGATCCTGCAAAGCCTGAAGGGATGTCTTTAATCTCTATTAAAGTTGCATATTCAATTCCAAGATTGAGATCATCAAATAATGCTTTAGAATTTATACTTTATATAATGGGTTAATATGTCTAGAAGAATTCAAAAAGAAATTAAAAAGAAGAAAGTAAGAAGCTATTTAAATAAAGATTTTGAATCTTTTAAGTCAGACTTGTTGCTGTACGCAAATACATACTTTTCTGATCATATATCAGATTTTTCTGATTCATCAGTAGGATCACTTTTTCTTGAAATGGCAGCGTACGTCGGTGATGTCATGTCTTTCTATTTAGATCATCAATTTAATGAGCTAGATATTTTAACAGCAGTTGAAAGTAAGAATGTTGAAAGACTAGTTAGAGCAGCTGGTGTTAAAATAAAGGGTGCTGCTCCTGCATTTGTAGATGTTGATTTTTATATTGAAGTCCCAGCTGAGCAGGTTTCAGTTAATGGTGTTTTAACATCACTTCCAAAAAACAGTGTTTTGCCTGTAATAAAGAAAGGAACTACAGTTAGTTCAAAATCTGGTATTGTATTTGAGTTAACAGAAGATATTAACTTTTCTTTAAAGGATGAAAACGATAGTTATGTAGCAACATATTTAGCATCAGAGACTAATTCTGATGGTGAGGTGATAAGCCTAATAGGAAAGGCATCAGGCCAATGTACATCCGGTCGAACATCATTGGAAAGTTTTTCTATAGCTGATAAGTTCGAACCATTTAGAAAGATTACGCTTACTTCTCAAAACATTTCAGATATAATTTCAGTAAAAGATTTAGATGGTAATGAGTACTATGAGGTTGAATCACTTACTCAAGATACAGTATTTAGTAAGGTTGCTAATTTTGGATCTGATTTAATGGAAGTTACAGATAGTATTCAGCTTATTCCTGCACCCTATAGATTTATAACGAAATCAAGTAGAAAGACTGGGATGACTACAATTATATTTGGGTCAGGAAGGGCAGAAACCCTAGATAACGATATTATACCAGATCCCAGTGAGGTCGCACTTCCAATGTATGGAGATAAAAAGACATTTTCAAGAGCTGCAATTGATCCAAATTCTCTCTTAGGAACAAGAACACTTGGAATATCACCCTACAATACAAATATTTCAGTCCGGTACAGGGCCGGAGGGGGAATTAGCCATAATGTAGGATCTGGACAGATAACTTCACTGTCAAGTCTTTCTACTTATTTCGGTTCAGGTGTTCCATCTGTAACAGCAGCTAAGATAAGGGCTTCAGTTCAGGTTAGTAACCCACTTGCAGCAGCAGGGGGTGAGGATCCATTGACAGAGAGTGAGCTAAGAACAACAGCACTTGCATTTAGAAATTCTCAGTCCAGGATAGTTACACGAGATGATCTAGTTGCTAGAATATATACGATGCCATCTAATTTTGGTAGAGCATTTAGGGTGGGTGTTAGATCTAATCCAAATAACCCACTAGCTTCTATGATTTCAGTTATAAGTAGAAATTCAGCTGGTCACTTAATAATATCACCAGACACACTAAAAGAAAACATAAAAGTCTATGTTAATCAATTTAGACTTATATCAGATGCTATTGACATAGTTGATTCACAGATTATAAACATTGCTATCAACTATTCTATCGTTACAGATTCAACTTCTAATAAAAACTTAGTCATACAAAGAGTTAACACAGCACTTAAAAGCTATTTAAAAATTGAGAACTTTCAAATCGATCAGCCAATAGTAATATCAGATCTAACTAATCTTATTCTTAATGAAGATGGTGTTGTATCTTTGATAGATATAAATATAGAAAATAGAACTGGAACTATTGATGATAGAGTGTATGGAGAAAGTACTTTCGATGTCAATTCAAATTTAAAAAATAATATTTTATTTCCAGTCGAAGGTGGAATTTTTGAACTTAAGTTTCCACAGGACGATATAGCTGGTAGCACAGTTTAGAGGAAAATATGCATAGAATCCTTACATGTAGTTCAGATACCTACATTACTAATAAGATTATTAATAATAAATTCAGAGCAGAAGATGCCAATGTCGGCCAAGCAGGAACAATTGATATATTTAAACTTTATAATGAAAATTCTAGTGGGTCAATTACGGGAACTATTGAGGTCTCAAGGGGTCTGTTAAAGTTTGATCTAAATCCGCTTAGACAGCTTACGGGATCTTCTTTAGATACAAATCACTCATCTTTTAAATGTATGCTAAAGATGTATGATGTTTATGGTGGTCAAACTACTCCTTCAAGCTTTAAGCTAATAGTATTTCCGCTTTCTAAGTCTTTTGACGAAGGTATCGGCAGAGATATAGTTAATTTTTCTGATCTTGACTCTTCTAATTTTGTAACAGCATCAGTTATTGATGATACTGCAACGCTTTGGGAGCATACGGGTGCAGCCAAAGAGGGTCTGCTCGGGTCAAATGATCTCGATATTATATCTAGCGGAAATCTTTCTGATGGCAGTGGTGTTGTAAACATCTGGAAATCACAGACATTTTCAAAAGGAAACGAAGATCTTTCAATTGACATAACAACTATGGTATCTGCTACACTTGCTAGTCAAATACCGGACTGCGGGTTTAGAATCTCTTTTTCAGGCACACAGGAGTCTGATGACAGGACAAGATTTGTTAAGAGGTTTGCTTCTAAGAATTCTACTAGATTTTCAAAAAGACCTAAGATAGTTGTGACCTACGATGATTCAGTTCAAGACCATCATGGTGTATTCTTTTTTGATGTAACTGGGTCTATATTTTTAAATAACTTTCATAGAGGTAATCCTACAAATATACTTTCTGGAACAAGAAGAAGGGGAATATCTGGATCTAACTGCATAGTTTTTAAGATATTTTCTGGAGTTAATGGATCTGGATCTTACTTTGCTAAACAGCTATCAGCTTCTCAGCACCAAGTTGGTATTAATTTTATAACAGGTGTATACTCAGCAACATTTGCAATTTCAGAATTTGAGAGCTCTAGCCTAAGAGAGGAGATAAAAAGCGCTGGATCAGCTACATTTACTACAGTCTGGTCTTCTGTTGACGATACAGTCGGATATCATACTGGATCACTTGTAATTAATACAGTAAAAAGAACATCATTTGAAAATTCTCCTCGCAGGCTTTTTATAAATGTAACAAATCTAAAGCCAACGTATGTATCTTCAGAGAAGTCTAGATTTAGAGTGTTTGTTCAGGACGTTGCAAAGCAGATTGTTGCCTATAAGCTTCCATTTGAGACAGTAAGCGAAATATTCACAGACATGTACTATAGAATTAGAGACTTTGAGACAGATGATATTATAGTTCCTTTTGACCCTGAGTCAAAAGGAACGCTTCTCTCTACAGATACCAAGGGAATGTATTTTGATTTTTATATGGACTCTTTGGCTCCAGGAAGAACTTATATATTTGACTTTTTAATAAAGGACGAAGGAACAGACCTGGTATTTTCAAATGTTGCTGCTAAGTTTGATATTACCAGGTAGGCGATTAGAATGAAGAAGAAAAGAGTACTAAATCTTAGACAGCCTCATCTATTTAAGCCCTCTACTGTTAGAAGGACAGCTAAGCCAGGAGCTACTTTTAATAGAGATATAAAGCTTAGCAGTCTATCAAATACAAACATTGAAAGCACTTCTTCTTTTAGATACGACAATCCAGGCTCAGGGCTAAAGTCTACACAAGAAGTCTCAGTTGACTATAGCAGATTTGAAAAACATACATTTTTTAACTCTGCTGTCTCAAAAGTAAATATTGCATTTGATAGAATTATTAATGAATTTCCTTTTGATGGAGCAGAAAGAGAAATAGAGGGATTTATTGACTCTTTGACAGGATATGAGAAGCACATTTTTGATACCTTTCCTAAAAACACAGGCTACCTTATATTTTCAGGAACTGTGTCAGGTGAAGACTATCACGAAGGGACTTATCTTAAGGTAAATGATAAGGCAGGAACAAGTTATCCTGAATTTTCTAAAAATAGAACTGGAAATAGTGTTATAAATCCTGGATTAAGCACATTTTCTATTGAGATGCAAATATTTCCACCTGATATAGTCAATGACAATCAGGTCATATGTCAGATGCTAAGCGGGACTAATGGTAGCTTCGGCGATGGCGGATTTACTTTGGGTCTATCATCCTCAACAAGCACAAGTGAATCAACTTTGATATTTGCTGTTGCTTCGGGAACAACTCACCTTCATGCCACAGGAACTATTAACAAGGGACAGTGGAATCATATATGCGCTACTTTTAATAGATCTCCAGGCGCTGGAAATTTACTTCTTTACGCCAGCGGAAACCTAATAGCTTCATCTTCAGATTCTGCAGATGAAATGGGGACTCTATCTTTTAATTCACTTATGCCGCTCTATATCGGTTCTGGTTCTGCCCAAGATCTTTCTTTAGGCATGGAGAATCCTGCACATTCAGCTCAGACTCTCTGGACACCTCGTCAGACATTTTCTGGATCGATTGATGAGTTTAGATTTTTTCATAAGACAAGGAGTATTATTGATCAAAAAGAGACAGCTCTAAGTGAAATATATCCAGATGATGAAGGTTCACTGCGACTTTATTTTAGATTCAATGAGCCGTCTGGCTCTTATAGTATTCCAGATGTTGCTCTTGATAGCTCAGGAAACTCTCTTCATACTAATATTACAAATTTTGATTCTACTAATTCGAGACTGACTGGGTCAAATACAGACTGGGGTGTTTGTATGACGGCTGAGAATAAATCGTTGTCACCAATTCTATTTCCATCTTTTAAAAATGTAAGGGGATTAAATGCAGATCTTTTACTCTCTGCTAGCTTGTTTGATGGTCAAAATCCAAATCTAATAACAAGACTAATACCTCCACATTATCTTGAAATGGGATCTGAGGACCAGGGATTTAATTCTATAACAGGAAGCATGGGAGATATGATTAAGCCCAATAGCATTCCGGGATCTTCTGTCATAGGATCACCTCAGATTATGACAGCATTCTTATTAATATGGGCAAAATATTTTGATGAGATAAAGATATTCATAGATCACTTTTCTAACTTAGTTCACATTGACTATGATGACATAGATACAGCAGCAGATAAATTTTTACCTTTTGTTGCTAAATATTACGGATTTGAGCTTCCTGGAATTTTCTCTAACACTAGCCCAGAGCAATTTATTAAAGGTAGAAATATTGACGGTTCTTACTCTATATCCGCTGAGTCTCTTAGATTTGTTCAAAATCAA